AGCCGAGCGCGTTTCTGTATTCCGGTGGCGAGGACGAGGACTTTGCCAGCGTCAAGCGATGGCCGTCAGGCGTCATACGTGCGCAGGGCTGGACCGAGACGCCGCTATTCACACGCGAGGCAATAGAGGCTGAGATCGTCGCGTGGCTGCGGGAGATCGCGGCGTGGAACAACAAGCATGACGATGGGCTGAGCGGCCTGGACAAAATGGCGCAAGGTCAGCTTGAGGCCGCAGAGGCCATCGAACTTGGCGAATACAGGAGTAAGAGCGATGAGGGGCGCCCCGTGTCTACTTAACAAGCGAGGCCTGATATAAGCTCCGCAGCATCATGGGAACTAAACGCACACCTGAAAAAGAAGTGGCCTTCCTCGCCGCTCTTGCCGAGACCTGCAGCGTCTCGCACGCGTGCCGCGCAGTGGGCATCGTTCGCACCACAGCATACGACTGGCGCCGCGAGGATCCGGTCTTTGCTGCTGCTTGGGAAAGGGCCAAAGCCGTAGGCGTTGCCGCCCTCGAGGACGAAGCCGTGCGCAGGGCGCACGAAGGCGTCGACGAACCGGTGTTCTACCAGGGCCGAGCATCAGGCACGGTGCGCAAATACAGCGACACGCTGCTCATCTTCTTGCTCAAGGGCCACAAGCCTGAGACATACCGCGAGCGCGTCAGCAATGAGATCTCAGGGCCTCTGGGCTCGCCTGTGCAAATCGATGTCTCGCAGACCGCAACACGCGTCGCAGGCATCCTCGCCACGGCGGAGCAGCGCAGGGTACGCAGCGCCGAGGATGGTGCCGATCTTGTATGAGGTCGGCCAAAGAGATCGAGGAGCTCCTAGCATACCTCACGGATGACGAGCGATCGGAGCTCGCCGAGCTCCTATCCGCCGATACCAGGCCCTGGTTCCCTTTGGCCGGCCCGCAACTCATGGCTTACGACAGCCCTGCGGACATCATAGGCTTCGGCGGGTCAGCAGGTGGTGGTAAGGGCCTTGCCCTAGGCACACCGATACCAACACCCCGCGGCTGGTCCGCGATGGCCGATCTCAGCATAGGCGATCAGGTCTTCGACGATCAAGGACAACCGTGCACCGTCACCGCGGTGTCGGGGGTCAACAAGAGGCCGTGCTACCGTTTGGTCTTCGATGACGGCAGCGAGATCGTCGCGGATGACGTGCACAGGTGGGTGACGTTCGACGTTAAGGAGCTTGGAGCGCTAACACGTCACACAGCGGCCTGGCGTGAGCGGCGCAGGGCCTCGAGGCCTAGTAGGGCCACGACAGGCCGCAAGCTCTCCGAAGCGTTCTACGAGGCCCAGAGCGCCCGTGTGGAGGCCAAACCCCCTCCTACTGGCACGATGCGGTCAACGTCTGACATAGCGGCCAGCCTCTCCACGCAGAGCGGGCGGCGCAACCACGCCATAAGGGTGGCGGGAGCGCTTCAGACCAAAACCTCCCAGCTTTCGGTACCTGCTTACACTTTGGGCGCGTGGCTGGGCGATGGCTCGTCGGCGAATGGCCAACTCCACGGCATCGATGAAGAGATCTGGCAGCGCGTAGCTCTGGATGGTTTCCCCGCGTCGAGGTACGAAGGCACGGTGAGCGGGACGCTGCTGGGCCTGAAGCCGAAGCTTCAAGGTCTTGGCGTGCTGGCCAACAAGCACATCCCACCGGCGTACCTGCGTGCATCGTACGACGATCGCTTGGCCCTGCTTCAGGGGCTCATGGACACAGACGGGCACGCCACGGTAAGAGGGGCTTGCGAGTTCGACAACACCAACGAGAGGTTGGTAGACGACGTGCTCGAACTGGTGCTGTCGCTCGGCATCAAGGCGACGAAGACCAAAGGTTCCGCGACCCTCGATGGCCGCAGGATAGGGGACAAGTGGCGCGTCAAGTTCAGCACGACGCTGCCTGTCTTCTCGTTGCCCAGGAAGCTCTCACGCATTTCTGGCACAACTAAGCGCCGCACGACGGGCTTTCGGTACGTCGTCTCGTGCGAGCCGATCGAGAGCGTGCCCACCAAGTGCATCGCGGTGGACAGCCCCACCCGACAGTACCTCGCCGGCAAGGCCATGATCCCCACGCACAACACCGATCTTGCGTGTGGCAAGGCCCTCACACAGCACCAGAAGTGCATGGTCCTGCGTCGCGTGGGCACCGAGCTCACAGGCATCATCGACCGTCTGACCGAGATCATCGGAACCAAGGATGGCTACAATGGCCAAGACAAGATCTGGAGGACCACACGCTTCGACGGTAAGCCCCTGCAGATTGAGTTCGGCGCGCTGCCGAACCTTGGCGACGAGCGCAAGTACCAAGGCAGACCGCACGATCTGCTGATCTTCGACGAGGCCTCGAACTTCCTTGAGAGCCAAGTCCGCTTCCTGATGGGCTGGATCCGATCGGTAGACCCGGACCAGAAGTGCCAGGCCCTTCTCACCTTCAACCCGCCGACATCTGCCGAGGGTAGGTGGATCGTCGACTTTTTCGGCCCGTGGGTCGACGTGAAGCACCCGCTGTACCCGACAGCACCCGGCCAGCTGCGGTACGCAGCTATGATCCCTGACACCGAGAGAGGCACGAGCAAGGACATATGGGTCGAAGGGCCCGAGCCCTTCGTGATGGCGGGCAAAGAGCCCTGCTACGACTTCGACCCTCAGGCATATGCGCCCACAGACGTCATCACACCCAAGAGCCGCACGTTCATCCCGTCGAGTATCACGGACAACCCCTACCTTTGCGGGACCGGATATATGAGCACCCTCCAAGCTCTGCCCGAGCCTCTGCGATCGCAGATGCTCAACGGTGACTTCGCAGCAGGCATGGAAGACGACCCATGGCAGGTCATACCGACGGCATGGGTCGACGCAGCCATGTCGAGGTGGAGGCCGATGGACCGCAAGCCCACCATGGACAGCGTCGGTGTCGACGTCGCACGCGGTGGCAAGGACAACACGGTCATCGCCAGGAGGCACGATAACTGGTTCGACGAACTGATCGAGCACGCGGGCACGGCCACGCCGAATGGACCCATGACCGCGGGCCTTGTCCTGTCTGCCATACGTGACCACGCGCCAACGCACATCGACGTGATCGGTGTGGGCGCATCGCCTTACGACTTCCTGAACGAGGCCGGCATCCAGGTGCTGGGCATAAATGTGTCCGAGAAGTCACTGGCCAAGGACAAGTCCGGGCGCCTCGGCTTTGTCAACCTGCGCAGCGAGCTCTGGTGGAAGATGCGTGAGATGCTCGACCCTGAGAGCAACCACGCGATCGCCCTGCCTGACGACAAGGCACTGCTCGCCGAACTGTGCGCGCCGAAATGGTCGCTCAAGGGCGCGTTGATCTACGTCGAGAGCAGGGACGAGATAGTCGGCCGCATAGGGCGTAGCCCTGACCGCGCGACAGCCATCATCCTTGCCGCGATCGAGACCCCGCGGCTGTCTGAAAGCCCCTGGATCCAGATGAAGCATAGGGTAGCTAGGGACTACGACCCCATCCGTCTCCACGACCAGCTGCGCGACAGAGCCAGGGGTGCGGGCTACGATCCTTTGGACAACATGCGCTAGCTGTCTACTTAAAGCGGCGGGCAGAGAGTACCTTGCGCTTACTTTGCAAGGAGTGTCCGACATTGTGTGACCCCGTCACAGCCATCGTCGCCGGCTCGGTCCTCGGCGCTGCGGCTCAAGTTTACACAGGCAGCAAGCAGGCCTCTGCTGCCAAGGCAGCAGCAGCGCAGGCCAAGACCAGCGCTGCCAACGCCGCGGCGAGGCAGGACGTGGAGACGAACCGGGCCAACGCCCGTTCGCCCGACCTGGCTGCGATCATGGGCCGCAACGCCGCCGGCGCGTCTGGCGGTGTGGGATCCACCATGCTCACAGGGCCATCGGGTGTGGACATGTCCCAGCTTACGCTGGGCAAGCAAACGCTGCTGGGTGCCTGAGCATGTGCACCGGTAAGATAGCCAGCGCGAAGCAGACCAACGTCTACCAGACGATTGCGTCCGCGCTGCAGCGCGTCAAGCAACCGGTGGGCCACGAGAAGGCGGACCAGAAGGACAAGGGAGGCAACGTTGCCTGAGCAGAGCCTCCACGTAAGGACCAAGAAGCGCTGGGCTGCACTGCAGTCAGAGCGCTCGTCGTGGGTCACACACTGGACCGAGATCAGCAACTACCTGCTGCCCCGCAGCGGGCGCTTCTTCGTCAGCGATAGGAACCGCGGCGGTCGGCGCCACAACAACATCTACGACAACACGGGCACGAGGGCCCTGCGCGTTCTGGCCGCGGGCATGATGGCCGGCATGACGAGCCCCGCGCGCCCTTGGTTCAGGCTGACGCTGCCTGACTACCACCGGGATCTCATGCAGTCCGCGTCGGTCAAGCAGTGGCTAAAGGACACGACGGACCTGATGCTCAACGTGTTCGCGCGATCGAACACGTACAGGGCGCTCCACTCGATCTACGAAGAGCTCGGTGCCTTCGGCACAGCAGCCACCGTCATCACCGACAACTACAACTCGGTGCTCCACCACAACACGCTGACAGCGGGCGAGTACGCCATCGCCACCGACTTCAACGGCACGGTAAACACGCTCTATCGCGAGTTCGAGCAGCGCGTGGGCGCCGTCGTTACCGAGTTTGGCAAAGATAACGTCAGCACCACGACGAGGCGCATGTTCGAGGACGGCAACCTCGACGCATGGGTGCCCGTCGTGCACTCGATCGAACCAAGGGCAGAGCGCGACCCTTCGAAGCGCGATGCCAAGAACATGGCTTTCAAGTCTGTCTATTTCGAGCCTGGCGAGAGCCAGGACAAGGTGCTGCGTGAAGGTGGCTTCCGCTCTTTTACGGCTCTGGCTCCGCGCTGGGCTACGACAGGCGGCGACATCTACGGCAACAGCCCCGGGATGGAAGCCCTCGGCGACATCAAGCAGCTTCAGCAGGAGCAGCTTCGCAAGTCGCAGGGCATAGACTACATGACCCAGCCGCCCTTGCAGGCACCGACCAGCATGAAATCTCGCGACGTCGACATGCTACCGGGCGGGGTCACCTTCGTCGACACGGCTGTGCAAAACGCCGGCATCCGATCGGCGTGGGAGGTGCGGCTGGACCTCAACCACCTGCTGGCGGACATACAGGACGTGCGCGAGCGCATCAGGGGCGCGTTCTACGCGGACCTGTTCCTGATGCTCGCCAACCAGCAGGACGCGCGCATGACCGCCACCGAGGTGGCCGAGAGGCACGAGGAGAAGCTGCTCATGCTCGGCCCCGTGCTCGAGCGTCTGCACAACGAACTGCTCGAGCCCTTGGTCGACCAGACCTTCGAGAAGCTCATCCGCGCGGGAGCCGTGCCACCGCCTCCCCAGGAACTGCAGGGTGTGGAGCTCCGCATCGAGTTTATATCGATGCTTGCGCAAGCCCAACGCGCCATCGGCACCAACTCGATCGACCGCTTCGTGGGCAACCTCGGCGCTGTGGCGCAGTTCAAACCGGACGTGCTCGACAAGTTCGACCAGGACCAGTGGGCCGACGCGTACTCGGATCTGCTCGGCATCGACCCAGAGCTCATCGTACCCGACGACAAGGTCGCCATGATCAGGCAGCAGAGGGCCCAGGCACAGGCGGCAGCAGCGCAAGCTGAACAGATGGCAGCGTCTGCCGAGACGGCAGCCAAGCTGGGCACAGTGCAGACACCTGACGGCAGCAACCTGGCTCAGGACGTCATCAGCATGTTCTCGGGCTACACGAGCCCTCAAGTATGACCGCGTGATTTAGGAGGCACCCATGCAAGCACTTATCAACACGGAGCGGTCGAACGAAACCGGCCCGATCGAGGACGTCAAGGACGTGACACCGAGCGATAGCACCGACCTGCCATACGGCACGGCCAGGGGCTTTCTGTTCCAGGCTGCCGGCACGCTGCGCGTGACCACGGCCAAGGGCACGACGCAGAACTTCTCGGGCTTGTCCGCGAACACGCTGTACCCGATCGCGGTGAAGCGCGTGCACAGCACAGGTACCACAGCGACCGGTATCAAGGCGCTGTACTGATGTTGCGGGCGGGCTTCGGTCTCAACTTCGGGGTGTCGCATGCCGCGCTTTCCGCGGGGATCACGCCTGCCCTCGACCTCAACTTCGCATCAATGGCCGCAGCCGGTGCGCTGGACTCGCGCATAACGTTCTCGCGCGGAACGCTGGCGACGTGCTTTGATGCGACGGGGAAGCTGACGTATTGTGGGAATAATTATCTGACCTATTCGTCAGATTTCACCAACGTGGCTTGGACAAAAAACAACGCGACTGTTTCGGTTGCCGGGTCGATATCTTCCCCGGTATCTGGCGGCACTGTCGCAAAACTGGTTGAAGCTGCCGGTGTGAACAGGGGTAGCCTTCGCCAATACACCGTGGTCGTCGGCAACATCATTTCAGTTTACGCGAAAGCTGCTGAATGGGGCAATCTTTGCCTAGGGATATCCAACAACGGTGGGCTTTGGGGGGTTGTAAACTTCAACCTTTCAGCGGGCACCGTTGGCGCAAGCACAACCTATGGCGGCTCTACGGTCGGCTCCCCGGCGATGACGCCCCTGCCTGATGGCTGGTACCGGTGTCAGGTCACGGTCACCGCGTGCAGCGGGCTTGAAACTGTTATCATAATGCCGTTCAATCAAGCTGGTGACCCGGTTAATCCGGTGCCAGCGTTGAACGGTGACGGTACTAGCGGCATATATGTTTGCGCCGCCCAAGCGGAAGCCGTCACCTACCAGACATCAGCCCGCACCTACAACGCCACAACCTCCACAGCATATTACGGCCCTGCATTCGACTATGACCCTGTAACGCTGGGTTCTCTCGGTGTGAGCGTGTGGGAGCAGCGGACGAATTTGCTGACGTACAGTGAGCAGTTCGACAATGCTGCTTGGACTAAGACGAGGTCCAGTGTCACAGCGAACGCGACAACATCTCCATCGGGCACGGCCACCGCCGACAAGCTAGTTGAAGACGCGACGGCTGGCGCGACACACCCGATAAGCCAA